GGGAGATACAGCGCCACCTTACCCGGCATCGAATAACGTGTATCCCCCAACAACACCGTTCACTAGCGGAACTGCCACATTGCAATATGCTGGTAATTGCGAAAAACTAAATTATGCAGCGTTCCCTGACAGTATAAATACGATTGATATTCTAAATATCAACCTTTATTGGGGAAATAGTCGTATTCCTTTGCAGTATTTGCCTTGGACTCAGTTCAACGCTCAGTTACGTTATTGGCAAAACTACATAGGTAGGCCAGTAGCGTTCAGTGTTTACGGACAAAAAACAGCATTTATCTCTCCTGTTCCAGATCAGGTTTATACGATTGAAATGGATACGGTGGTGCTGCCAGAAGACCTTGTTTCTGGTTCTGAGGTTGATGTTATTGATGAACCTTACACCACTCCAGTAGCTTTCTACGCCGCACATAAAGCGAAGTTTAAAGAACAGAGCTATGGCGAAGCTGAAATCTACAAACAGCAATACGCACAAGAAGTTCGCAGTGTTCTGGCAACAACCATGACACGGCGTATTCCTAACCCTTACGGCAGTCCATTTTAATTATGGCTGCGGCTGAACAAAAAAAATCATACAAAGTTATTAAGCAATTTCGTGGCGTAAACACGAAAGCAAACCGTACTGCCCTAGAAGATGGTGAGTTTTCATGGCTAGAAAATGCCATGCCTATTGGTTATGCCAATATTAAGACCGTATCAGGAGAGAGAAATACGGCGGTTACGTTTGGGAATGTAGCTACAGCATTACTTTCTGCAAACATTAACAACAAAGACTATCAGCTTGCATTCCAAGAAGATGGTCGTTGCGAGTATGTTGACGTTGAGACAAATACGAAGGGTAATGTTGCTGTTGCTGGAACATTCTCTAACTCGCGCATCAACATAACGCAGTACAAGGACGAGCGCGTTCTAATTGGCGACCCTAATAATGGCGTTTACAGTTGGGATGGCACTAACCTTGTATCTATCGGTTCTGTTGGATTCATAGGAATTACCAATCGCGGTTCTGCTTACACGACCACGCCTTCTGTAGTTATTTCTGCGCCTAATGAGACAGGTGGCATACAAGCCCAAGCAGAAGCAATCATAACTGCCAATGCGGTTACTGGCATTGCCATTACTGAGGCTGGAACAGGCTACACAACCTCTCCGACAGTCACCATATCTGGTGGCGGTGGAGCGAATGCGACTGCAATTGCTGGTGTTACTACGTTCAAAACTGGAACCGTTACTGTTTTTGTTACAAACGGTGGTACTGGCTACATAAATGCGTCTAATACTGTAGTTACTATTAGCGGCGGTGGTGGAACAAATGCTGCTGGCACAGCTATTTTATCTGGCGGTCAGATAAGCCAAGTAATTATGACCAACAATGGTACTGGATACACTAACGCATCCAATATCACTGTAACTATTACCGGCGGTGGAGGCTCTAATGCAGCCGCTAAAGCCATTATTAACAACAACCCTGTTACTGGTATCCAGACGTTCTCAGGACGCGCTTGGGTGGCTCAAGGGCGCTCTGTAAGCTATTCTGCGGCTGGCTCATATTCTGATTTTGTCAGCTTGTCTTCTGGCATATTTACGATTACAGACGCAACCCTGCGAAGCAACATCACTCAGTTGCTTTCAGCTAACAACTTTCTGTATATTTTTGGCGAAGACAGCATTAACGTGTTCTCTGACGTTCGAGTAACGGACGCTGGTATTACATTGTTTACAAATACCAACATTAGTGCTTCTGTAGGATCACGTTTGCAGTACGCCATATTCCCGTATTTCCGTTCTGTGCTGTTTATGAACGAATATGGTGTTTATGCGCTGGTTGGCTCTACAACATCCAAGATTTCTGACCCGCTTGACGGGGTATTTCCTGACATAGACTTCACTACAGCAAGAGTTACGGCTGGTCAGGTATTGTTAAATAACATATTATGTGCCGCATTTAATATAAGATATAACGATTCTGGAACGTATCGTTATGTACAGGCAATATTCTTTGAGAAGAAGTGGTTTTTTTCTAATCAAAATACGGTTGTTTTAGTCTCTCCTATTGCTACAGGCGGTAGGATTAAGTTGTTTGGCACAAACGGCAGCAATCTTGTTGAGCTGTATGGCGATGCTACTGTGCCAGTAGATATTATTTTAGAAACCGCATTGGACGCTATGGGCGATCCTATTCGGGATAAGCAAGCATTAAAAATAGGTATTGAGGCCACATTAGGATCAACACCTACAACAATGAATGCTTATGTAGATTCAGAGTCAGCGCAATCTCCAGTTATTACGTTTGAGAATAGTATTGCTTGGACGAATTATTTAGGTAATGAAATAGATTGGACAAATAATTTAAGTGTAATTATTGGCTGGCTAGGCGCTGCTTCTGCTGGTGCTGGTTATTATTTGTATAAATCTGATGCTGAAATGTGGGGTAAATATTTAGGTATAACCATTAATAGCACATCAACACCTTTTGTTATTAACGGTTTCCAATTTGAACATGAACTAAGAACGAGGTTCTAAAATGCCAGTGCCAAATACTTTTGCGAATGCAACTACATCAATCCCGTTATCGCAGTTAGATAACAACTTTGCTACTCCAATTACGATTGGCAATACGGCTGTTCAGCTTGGTAATACCGTTACCACGCTAAACAACATGACATTTGCCAATGTCACTATTAGCAGTGTAGCTACACCGTTGCCTAATAACTTCTTAGCTAACAGTACAGCTACATTAGGTAATACAACAGTTACCCTTGGTAGCACAACTACTAGCGTAGGTAACTTAACGCTGACTAACGGTACATACACTGACTATACGGAAAGTGTTGTTGCTATTGGTACAGTTACTAGCTCAAACACTCTTGCATTAACTAACGGTACAGTCCAGACAGCTACTCTAACGGCTTCTACGGCTTGTACGTTTACTATGCCTACTGCGACTGCTGGTAAGTCATTCATCCTATTGTTAAAGCAAGCTGCATCTACTGGTAACGGTAGTGCTACGTTTACTGGTGTTAAGTGGGGTACTGCTGGTGCGCCTACGATTAGTGCGACTGCTGGCAAGATGGATATTTTGACCTTTGTAAGTGACGGTACTAACTGGTACGGCTCTATCGCTCAAGGTTACACACCATAAGGGTTTAATAATGTTTGCTTATTCAAAGATTATGCAAGCGTTGGCTGTTGGCGGTGGCAATGTCACCGTTATTCAGCGTTTCCTTGCGTCTGGTACGTGGACTGCCCCTACTGGTGTCAGCACAGTTGATTACCTTGTTGTAGCAGGTGGTGGCGGTGGTGGTTTTGATGTTGGTGGTGCTGGCGGAGCAGGTGGATTTAGAACTGGTACAGGACTAAGCGTTACGGCAGGAACTGACTACACAATTACTGTTGGTGCTGGTGGTGCTGGTGATACAGCATCTGGAGGAACTGGAGCAAATGGCAGTAATTCTGTTTTTTCTACTATTACATCAGCGGGTGGCGGTGGCGGTGGAACATTAGGTTCTGCTGGTGCGGCTGGTGGTTCAGGTGGCGGTGGAAGTGGTACTGGTGGTGCTGCTCCTGCTTATAGCGGAGGTGCAGGAAACACTCCATCAACTACTCCTTCACAAGGTAATAATGGCGGTGCTGGTTCAGGCGCATCAAACTATGCTGGTGGTGGTGGCGGTGGTGCGGGTGCGGTTGGCGGTGATAGGTCAACAACAACTGGCGGTACTGGTGGTACTGGAACTGCTTCAACAATTTCAGGTTCTTCAGTTACCTATGCTGGTGGTGGTGGCGGTGGTGCTGTAGGACCAGCGGGCGGAACTGGAGGAACGGGAGGTTCTGGCGGTGGTGGAAATGGTTCTGCTCCATCAAGTCAAGCTGGCGGTAATGGAACTGCTAATCTTGGTGGTGGTGCTGGAGGTGGGGCAAACTCAGGCAATGGCGGCACAGGCGGTTCAGGCATAGTCATTCTTTCTTATTCCGTAGCATCACAAACAGTCTTTACATTTAAATCATCTACTACATGGGTATGCCCTACAGGTGTGACCTCCGTTGATTATTTAGTCGTGGCTGGTGGTGGTGGCGGTGGATCAAGACATGGCGGTGGAGGTGGTGCTGGTGGTTATAGAACTGGCACATCATTATCTGTAACGGCTGGCACAGAATATACAGTTACTGTAGGTAGTGGTGGAGCAGGGGCTACAAATTTAGGAACTGCGACCAACGGAAATGCAGGAAGTGACTCTACTTTTAATTCTATAACATCTACTGGCGGCGGCTATGGAAATGGAGTTGCTGGGGCTGGTGGAAATGGAGGGTCAGGTGGTGGCGGTGGTTATGCTGGTACTGCTGGTTCTGGAAACACTCCATCTTATACGCCATCACAAGGAAGTAACGGTGGTGCTGGTGGTTCTGCTCCTAATATTAATGGTGGCGGCGGCGGTGGAGCTGGAGCTACTGGAGGCTCATCTTCTGGTTCTACTTCTGGCTCTGGTGGTAATGGTTCGGCATCAAGTATTTCAGGAAGTTCAGTAACCTACGCTTGTGGTGGTGGCGGCGGGAATCTTAATAACGATAATCGAGGTTTAGGTGGTAGTTCATCCGTTAATGGCGGCAATGGTGCTGGTCATACTTCAGCACAAGGAAGCAACGGAACTGCCAATACTGGAACTGGCGGTGGTGGCGGTAGTGATACTTATGGAGCATATAACGGAGGCTCTGGCATCGTAATTATTAAAATCAACCAATAAGGTCTATGGAAACTAAACTCTACAGAATGTACGGTATCGATGTAGCTATGTCATTGCTGCGTCCTAATGCTAAATGGGAAATATCCAACACTACATTTACTCGTTGGGATGATCCTAGACCATGCCCATCATGGGAAGAAGTGCAATGGGTAATGGATAAGATACGTGAGTTTGAAGACAGTATTCCGACTATTTGGTTGCCAGAGCAACTTGAAAAAATGAAAGTTGATGCTGAAGAATTTGAGAAGGCGGTTGCATGAATATGCACAACCTTTTTCCTGTGCCTATTGGTATGTTTGATCTTGACCGTGATTTAACGGACGAGGAAATGTTGTTTGTTCGTGGGCAGGATACACGCGCTAACGAAGGCAATACCACTAGCAAGAATAACTTTGTTTTGCGTGATTCGGTAATGACATCGTTGCGTGGTTGGGTGGAAGATTGTGTTGCTGAATACTTTAAGACTATCAGTAACCCTAAGCATGACGTTCAACTAAGAATTACGCAGAGTTGGTTTAATTACAGCGAACAAGGTCAATGGCATCATAAACACGCGCATCCAAATAGCTTTGTATCTGGTGTGTTTTATTTGAATACAAATCCTGATGACAAGATTTATTTCTATCGTTCAGGCTGGCAGCAAATTAAGTTTCCACCAGAGGACTGGAATATCTATAACTCTGAAAGCTGGTGGTTTGAGGCTACCAAAGGCAGATTGATATTGTTTCCATCGTCGTTAGAACACAATGTTCCGACGGTTCAAGGTGATGAGACACGCATAAGTATGTCGTTTAATACATTTCCTGTTGGGGTGGTTGGCGACGAATTAAGTTTGACCGGATTGAAATTGGAGGCATAAATGGCTCACTTTGCACAAATTGATGAAAACAATATCGTCACTCAAGTTATCGTAATAGATAACAAAGACACTGCTGACGCTAATGGCGTAGAGAAAGAATATATCGGTGCTGCGTTTTGTGAGCGATTGTTTGGTGGAACATGGAAGCAGACTAGCTACAACGCCAATTTTCGTAAAAACTATGCTGGCATTGGTTATACCTACAATGCAGATATAGATGCGTTTGTAGCTCCTAAGCCTTATGCAAGTTGGACTTTAGACGCTAATGCTCAATGGCAAGCACCAGTAGCTATGCCTACTGATGGCAAGATGTATTCATGGGATGAAGCCACTACTTCATGGATTGAAATTCAGGGGGCATAATGGGCATCCAAGCATTTACAAAACTTGGTAATACTGTAACATTTACGGCAGACACAGTTGCTCCTGCTGCTGTACAAGCTGCATCTACAACATTGGGCGGTAATCAATACCGTATTATCAATGCTGGAACGAACATCGTATTTCTTGGTTATGGTACGGATGCTGCCACTGCGGCTGCTAATGCTGGCAATGTTGCTACATCTCTGCCTTTGTTAGCAGGCACAGACGAGATTCTGAGCTTTGTGCCTAACGCTTACTTTACTGGTTTAACCGCTGGTGGATCATCTTTGATTTATGTGACACCGGGTGACGGACTATAAGGAACAATCATGTTAAAGACGGTTGTAACTTTAGGGGGCGGTGGTGGTAACGGTTCAGGTACAGTAACCCAAGTTAGTACGGGTACTGGCTTAACTGGTGGCCCAATTACGACCAGCGGTACTATTAGCCTTGCTAACACAGCCGTTACCGCAGGGGTGTACGGAACATCAACTGTCGTTCCGCAGATCACTGTAGATGCACAAGGCCGTATTACTAGCGTAGCAAACGTAAGCATTTCCTCTGGTGGTGTTGGCACAGTCACAAATGTGGCTACTGGTACAGGTCTTACTGGTGGCCCGATTACTTCTAGCGGCACTATCTCACTTGCAAATACAGCGGTTGTTGCTGCTGATTATGGCTCTGCTTCCCAAGTTGGAACCTTCACGGTTGATGCTCAAGGCAGACTAACTGCGGCTTCTAACGTAGCTATTAGTATTTCTGTAGCTAACGTATCTGGTGCTGTACCAAACACAGTCAATGTTATTGCTGGCACAGGCTTATCTGGTGGTGGTAACTTAGCATCTAACATCACAGTCAGTCTTGCTAATACGGCTGTTACGGCAGGAAACTACGGTAGTTCTACTCAAGTAGCCCAAATCACTATTGACGCACAAGGTCGCATTACAGCGGCAGCTAATGTGGCTGTTAGTGGTGGCGGTGGCGGTGGAACAGGCAATGTAGTTTCCAATGTTGTGACAATTACTGTTGGCGATAATATTTCTTGGACTAACGCAACTAGCGTAGTTTTGTCGTGGATTAACAGCTCAAGTAGTATTGTTACGTGGACGAATACCGTGTATTCAGTTACTAACAATAATGCAACTATTCTAGTTAATCATCCTTCAGCACCGTTTGGCGTTCTTTTACCGTCAGCTTCAACGGTAGTTGGTCAGCAATATCAGATTAAGAAGATTGATAGTTCTGCTAATGCGGTAACTGTTAGCACTACGTCCTCACAAACTATTGATGGCAACTTAACGTATTCGTTAGCAACAATATACAAGAGCGTTACGTTGCAATCAGACGGTTCTAACTACTATATTTTTGCGGCTTTTTAAACATGGACGGACAATCTTTATTTAATTTTGTTGTGGGTGTGGCTGCTTTCTTTGGTGGCTGGACGTTGAACAACATTACTAGAATGCTTAATCGTATTGATGACGATATTCGTGAACTGCCTCACGTATATTTGAGCAAAGATGATTACAAATCAGATATTGCTGAGATAAAAGGAATGCTAGGCAAGATATTTGATCGGCTTGAAAACAAGGCTGACAAGTGAATATGGATGGATTAAGCATCGTCAAGTATGGCGATGTTGATTCCCTACAAGAGTTCTTGTTTGAGAACGGAATGCAGCATAAGTTGTTCCGTGAAGTTTTGATGGATCAAGGAAAGACAGTTCCAGCGTTTCCGTTAATGGAGGCAAACACTGACAATCTGGATGATTGGTTATTAGCGCATCAGGTAGAGCATCAATCGTTTGCTGGTTATTTAGACTTGAACAATCCTTTTAACTTGCTTGATGTTGATTGGAACAAAGAAGAAGCTTTTTATGATTGGATAGCTAATCACTATTACATTCATGTTCAGATAGCAGCCTCACTTAATTTATCGAGTTAATTATGGCTTTAAAAGACGCTATAAATGCTTACAATTATGTTGTTAAAGCAATAGGAACAGCTAACTCAGCTATTGCTAAAGCAAAAAGCGCCCCTACTTCAAGAAACATTTTGCTTGCTGATGAGGCAAGAAATCGTGTTGGCGAAGGAATAGATAACTATAACTATTGGGTTGACACTGTACCTGCTAAAGATAAATCAAGAGTTCCTACTTTGCCTGAGTGGCAGCCACAAGAGTACACTGAATTAACTAGAGATCAAGCAATGACATACGGCGTGAATGTTGACCAGCCGTCATCGCCTTCTCCTCAACCTTCTGCTCCTGCTGCTCCAGCTATACCAAATTACATTCTTAATCCAAAAACGGATTCAGAATATATTGAATCTGTTAAATATTATGCTCAGCAAAACGGATTAAATATCACCGACAATGATATTAAAACTATTTCTTATGCGTTTAGTGGAAAGCCAAATGTAAGTTCCATTGTTGAGGCTATGAGGGGTGGCAATGTTGATGACAACAATCCATTTCATCCTAAGAATGCAGCAATAAACTTTATTAATAACAAACAACAAGTTGTTGATGATGCTATTAAAAATTTAACGCTTAATGTAGTACAAAACCAATATAACGCTGCTACTGGTGGTGGGGCATCTGGCCCTGCTGACGCTGCTGTTGCTGGTCAAAACGCATCTATTCAATTAGAAGAATTTTTAAATAATGCAGTAAGGTCTGGCCTTGCAACTCCACAGAACATACAAAATGTTGTGGATAAAACAGTTAGCTTTTATCAAAATGCTACAGAACAATTTGCAAAAGAAAGAGAAGCAGGGTTATTTCCTAAGATAGTAAGTTTTGCTGCTAATGCTATGGTTGCTGCTGGAACCGGAAAGCTTTCACTTCCACAGCAATTAGCTATTCGCGCTTCTATGAGTTACGCATCTGGAGCAAATCCAACCGATATTGTTCGTGATGTTGTGGGTACTTTGGCTGCTGCTCAAATAGGTGGTGATTCAAAAATTGGCGTTATTAATGATTTTAACGAAGCTGTAGCAGCAATAAAAAGTCCAGAACTGCAAAGCGCTATTTTTAATGGTGCTAGACAAGGTGTGTACGCTACTGCAACACAGCAAGACATTGCTAAAAACGTGGCTGCTGGTGCTGTTGCTGGAGCTATTGCAACAAATGTTCAAGGAAAATATAAAGACCCTGCGTTATCAAATGCAATAGGTGAGTTTGTACAAGCAAAGATTGCAGGAAGAAATGACTTTGAAGCTATATCCGCTGCTTTGTCTGGTTATGCGACAGAAGAAGAAAAAGCAAATGCCAAGAAAGTAATTGCTAATGAAATTTCTGGATTGCCACTAGAGCAAGTTCAAAAAACACTGCCTCCAGTAGAAGTTTTTGCTCAACGTGACCCACAAGACATTGATGGATTAAATCTTATTCGCAGAGTTAGAACGGGAACAGAAGTTGATGAAGGAGGGAAACTTCCTCCAGTTGAAGTAACTGCCCAAAGAGAAGAAGATATTTCAGAACCACAAAGATTGATAACTGAAGAACAAGATCAAACACCAGCAGAAGAACCTGAAGTTCAAAGACCTATAAATAGTCCAGTATTGCTTGGGTTGTTAGGTGGTGGTATTAGCGGTAGATTTCAAACTGCACAACGAACTCAACGCGCACCAGATGAAAGACAAGCAGCAAGTATGCAAGCTTTATCGCAAGCATTAAGTGTTGGTGATCCGGGTGACGCTTTGTTTGGTAGTGGATTAGGCAGACGCAGGAATGTTTGGAACGTAGAATCCTTGAGACTTAAAGACGAATTAGGTGGCTAAAATGTCAAAACAAATTGCTAGACTGTTAAAAACCGATGTTATGGCTGATATAGATATACCAGCTATTGCACAATTTTTACAATCACAAGGAAGGCGTGGAGACACCATCCTAGCGCACATCAATGCTAAAGAAGCTGAGATGCTGAAAAAGATGGGTGGCGCAGAAGAACGGAACCCTGTTACTGGATTGCCTGAATATTTCAGTATTACTGATTACGGTACTGGATACGGCTCTGATTACGACCAAACAGTTCAAACTTACAGACAGCCTCGGCAGGGTGGCAATTTAAGTGAAATGTCAAATTTTGATTTAGAGGCAAGACAAAGCCCTTTTTACGGAGAGTATGGCGGCACTTATACGCCTCTTGCTTATCAAGCTCCAACATTAACGCCATCAGGAATAGACCCAACAGAATACTATGCTCTGCAAAGCGCAGCCTCTCCATCAACTCCTTATGAAATTGATGAACCAAGAGTAGGTAGCGGCTACGCAATAAGTCCACAAAAATTTGTAGGCCCAAGTTTTCCAATACAAGCAGCACAGCAAACAGCAAATGAAATTGGTAGAGCAACTACATTAAGACCTGAAGATATAGCTCTTGGTAAAGATAGAATATCAAGACAAGAAAATAGAGAAATAGCGGCAAAAATAGCAAGAGAAGCTGGCATAGAAGATGGCGTTCGCCCCGGCATGATGGATCGTGCCTCTGCCTATACAGGCTTATCTAAAGAAGCTCTTGCTCGTTTAGGTTTGGCTGGTTTAGGAACCATTCAGGGAATCATGGCATCTAGAGAAGCCTCAGATCAAGGTCGTCAAGCTCGTCGTGAGACAGAAGCATTAGCTCGTCCGTATCAACAGCGTGGTCAACAGTTAATTCAGCAAGCAGAAAGCGGTGAGTTGACTGCGGCAGGACAGCAACAGCTACAAGCTCTACGCGCTAGATTGGCACAAGGTGCTGAAGCTAGAGGTGGTGTGGGTGCTGCGCAAGCGGCTGCCCAAGTAGAGGCTTTCCGTCAAAACCTGCTGCAAAATCAGTATGATTACGGACAGAAGGTTAGCAATATTGGCGACCAGTTAATGTTAGGTGCTATACGTACAGGTTTAGAAGCTGACCGCTATGCGGCTAATCTTTCTAATACGTACTTTACTAACATGGCTAGTATTGCTGCTGGTATGCCTGTTGGAACTCAAGGAGCGCAATAATGGCTACTGCACTAGATTCTGCACTAGGCTTGTCATCCTTGCCCATAAATTCTAGGGTGATGAGTAAAGCCACAGGCAAAGACCCTGCGCAGATTACTGCTGGTGAGTTGTATCCAGCCATGCAAGAGCGTCGAGGTGAAGAACTAAGACTGCGCCAAAGCATTGCAGACACGGAATCTCAACTTGCTGGCAAAGAGCAAGAGCAAAAGATTTCTGGCTTAGAGCAAAAAAAGACTTTGCAGGAAACTCAGGCTACAGAGTTACGGGATTTGCCTGAACGCACTAACTTGAATCTTGCTAGAGAAGAATTAAGTAATGCTGCGTTTGTTCCAACAAAAGAAAACGCACAAGATATAGCAACCATCTTTAGTCTGGTTGGAATCATTGGCATGGCTATAGGTGGTGGCGCTAAAGACAATGCTTATGCTGCTATGGCTGGCATGAACGGAATGCTAGAAGGCTACAAAAAAGGTCGTGCTGACGTTTACAAGCGTGAGCGCGATATGTTTGACAAGAATCTTAAAGCTTTGCAGCTAAAGGTTCAAACGCTACAGCAAGAACTAACAGAGGCTATCCAGCTTAAACAGCAAGACTTCAAGGCTGGCGAGACCGCTATTGAAATAGCATTAGCCAAGTCTGGCTCTGACCTTCTTGATCTCAAACGCAAGAAGAATGGCGATATGGCTGCATTGGAAACTGTTATTGATACAGGCAAGGATGTTGATTCTCTTGTCAAAATGTCTAACGACCAGTTCAAGCAAGCAGAAGATCGTAAGTTTAAAGAAAAAGAATTGCAGCAGCAGGAGCGTTTACGCATGGCTCAACTGGCGCAGACAAAGGCGCTTGCTGAACTGAAAAATACTGCTGGTGGTCTAAAGATGCCAGCCAAGCTGCAAGAGGCTTACATTGCTGACAATCAGCTTCGTGTTGATATTGGTTCTTTGAAGAATCAACTGCAAGACCCGCAGCTTGTTCAGCAAATTAAGCAGTACGGAGTAGAGTCTTTTTTGTCAGAAGAAGGTGGCAAAGCCATTTCTCAAGTGATGCAGCGTCAAATGCCAGACAAGTTAGCCAAGTTCTTAACGGAAGTTAGGGATATGCGTAATAACTACTACCTGACTATTTCTGGCAAAGCCGTTACTGGTGGTGAAGCATTACGTAACTACGGAGTTGTTCCGCAGCCCGGTGATTCGCAGCAACAAATGCTTAATAAGCTAGATGGCATGGAACGTCGAGTAGGCCAAAAGATTAACGCTATGCGTGGCTTGTACAACGCTCCAGACATTTCAGGCTCACTAACTCCCGGTACGCCAACAATGGTTAATCCTAACGAAAGCTATGCTGTTAGTGCTAGTGAACAGCCTCCTGCCGCTGGTGGTAGAACTATTGTTAGACAAGGAACCGTTAGTTCTGGCCCTAATGCTGGCAAACGTGTAATCGAATACTCTGACGGAACTAAGGAGTACCAATAATGGCTGATGAGCAAGTTCAGTGGGATGAAAATGTAAAGTGGGATGAACCTGCTGCCCCTAAACGCGAAAAAGGAATTATGGATCGTGTTGGGGATGTTGTTACGTCCACTGGATTTGGTGCGGCTGCTGGTGCTTTCACTCCAGAAATAGCGTATGGCACTGGTCAGGTACTAGAAAAGGTTCCTTATAAGCCAGTACAAATGGCAGGTCGTGGCATGAAGTCTGCCGCACTTGGAATGACGGGCACAAAACAACGTGCTTTAGGCTCTCTTGCTGGCGGCTTTAGTGGTGCTACTGGTGAGACTGCTGGTCAGGTAGCTGAGGTAGCTGGCGCTCCTGCCCCTATTGCTGAGTCTGTAAGGGTATTGGGTAGTCTTGCTCCTGTAGAAATACTTACTACTGGTGCTAAAGGATTCTCTGGCTTACTAAGGTCACTATCTCCTACTGCTGCTAATGCTCGTATGGTATTGCGTAGTGTGATGGATGATGTTGGTGCTGCTAATCTTGCTGGTGCTAAGCGTGAAGAAGTCATGCGGCGTATTAACGAACTGCGTCAGGCTCCGTTCACTACTGAGGCACAGAAGAAGCTCTATGACGTTCTAGCTAAAGATGTGCAGACAATGACGGGTGCAGCAGCACAAGAAGCACAGGCTTTGGAACGCGCAGGAACCCGTGAAGGTTTAGAAGCTCAACGTAGAGCAAAAGGTTTTGCTGGATTAAGTGGTGAAGTAACAGAAACAAAAGCAACTATCCTGCAACGCGCTAAAGATTCGTTACGTAATCTTGGTGACGCTACACGCGAACTATCAGACGTTGGTAGAACCTTGAGAGATAGGATTGTTGCTAGGTTTGATGAGCAATCATTGGCTAGGTCTAATGATTACTTAAAGCAAAAAGCAATACGTGATGATGCAGTACGAGCAAAAGAAGACAACGGTATTCTTGTTAATTCATTGCCTGAATTCAACTCAATGATGACTGATTTACGCAGCAAGTTGCTGATAGGTAAGGAAGCAAGACAGCAAACTACTGCTCCAGTTACGGAGAAGGGATTACTAAATGCTTACAACAATATCTATGAGGCCGTAAGAGGTCGCAAAGTAATGACTGGAGTAAATGAACAAGGCAATCCTGTTTATAAGACTTACCCAAGTTCGTTTGAAGCTTTGGATGCTGTACGCCGCAAGCTTGGTGATGTCGCGTTTGGTAAAGAAGTTGCTGGCTACGAGGGTTTAACTCGCAAGGTTGCTGAAGACTATTACATAAAGCTTAGCAACATTCAGTCTAAGTATGCTGGTGAAGCTCAAGATGTTCTGCAAAGAGATTATGAGATTGCTTCTCGCTTGATAGACAAGTTCAAAACTAAGGCTGGTGCTAAAGCTACAGCAATGGATCGTATAGATGCAACCAAGTTTGCTACTGATGATAAGGCTTTGCCGGGTACATTCTTTAACAGCAGACAGTCTGTTGCTGACGCTATAGAGTTGGTGGGTGATGCGGCGTTAGTTGAACGTGCAGCAGCCGACTTTGTGGCTAAGAACTTGAATGGCAAGGATGCTTCCGCTGCTAGAACATGGCTTACCAGTAAGCAGAACTCTGACTTCCTTAGTGCGTTGCCTAACGTGCGTAGATCGGCAGAGGCTTACATCACTAACTTAGAACGTGCTGAAGCTAGGGCTGCTGGTGCTACTAAGGTAGAGAAGCGACTAGGCGTAGAACAAAAGCAAGCTGCGCGTGAAGCTGAGAAGGCTCCTGAACTTGGCGTTAAAGAAGCTGGCAAGGTAACTCAGCAAGCAGAGAAAGAAGCAAACAGAATTCTAGGCACTGCTGAACCTGCTGCCCGTGTAAGCGAGATCATCATGTCTGGTGATCGAACACTGTGGGATCGTATAGCTCCTGCTATTGCTGCTGCCCCCAAAGGCAGAGAGATACTAGGTGAGTCTGTGCGTCAGGTATTGGCTGACCGGGCTACTCAGGGAGTCTTTGGCGCTATGCGCTTTTACGATACAAGCTTGAAGGATTCTCTGCTGAGAACTGGCTTGATAGGCAAGCAGGAAGCAGATCAGATTAGCCGCCAGCTAGATGAAATTGCTAGTGTTTCAATTTCTGAAGCTGAGAAGTTGACGTTTATGGGCAGATTAATCAAAAATGCAATTGTTGGTTATGCTGTTCCTAGAGCTGGAACTGGAACAATCAACACTATCGGGGATGTAATAAACCAGCGTGGTCAAATTAACTCTGCTGCGCCCAACTTAGGAGCAAGATAATGATGTACGGTAAAGATTACTCAAAGCAGGAAATGCGTCAGATGGAAGAAGATACTCGTCGTGCTGGCGAGAATGAGGTTCGTGGCTCTGCTGAGGCTCAGAAGAACCTAGGTCGCACTCTGAAGCCATCTATGCCGCAGCGTATGGGCAACCGTAAGATGAAGCGCTAGGAGGCTGCTATGCCATTAGTTAAAGGCTTTAGCCAAAAGTCTATGAGTAAGAACATTTCGAAAGAGATGAAGCGTGGCAAGCCTCAAAAGCAAGCCGTAGCTATTGCTTATAGCGTTGCTCGTAAGGCAAAGAAAGAAGCTAGAGGTCGTATGCGATGAGTAGGAAAAAGGATAAGGGGATAAATCCTGAACTCGAAGAAGCAATCAGCAAGTCTTTGAAAGAAGTGATGGCAGACACTACCGCCAGCATTACGGAGAAGATGAAAGTCATAGACCGCGCTTTGAAGCTGGAAGCTATTAAACTAAAGCTAACAGATGACGAGTGGGGAAGTGGATTTGCAACTGATGAAGATGAGTAGTATTATCTGAATACCATTGTTATAAGGGGATATTCATGGATGCTACTTCTATTATCAGGATTGCACTTAGCGTATTAGCTGGCAGGTTGTTGGTATTTTTGGCTTTAGGCATGGTTTGCGGTATGACTTCGTGGGCGATGTGGGGGCCGCAATGGGAAAGATTAGTTGCGCTATGTATCTTTTCCATATTTACCTTTTTGGTTTTGCGTAAAGACAGGAGTTTAAACGATGAAAAAGTATCAAACGAATAACCAGCAAGTAGGTACAGCTATGCGTCCTCAGTTGCCTTCCGATATTACTGCTGGTGGCGATCCGTATTACAAATCTGGAACTCTGCCTAAGGGTGGCTTTCAATCTACATGGTGTTTTGGAAGTTCTCACGACAGTAAGAACAGTCCTACTGATACGGTCAAAGGCCAGAAAAAGGTGGCGTAATGGCTAATAATATTCCGTTTCAGCCTATGGGTAATTGCGTAGTGGCAACTGCTGCTACTGCAAACCTACAAGGTAATGTTGTATCTATAAGTGCGGTCAGTCCGGTTAATCAATATTTTGTCTCTAATCCAGATAAAAATGATCCGGTGTTTGTAGCTTTTGGCGAGACTGCTAACATTACAGCAACTATTCCAGACGGTAATAGTGCGGCTGTTGTTGCCATTCCTCCATATAGTTATAAGACATTTACTGGCCCACAGTGCAGTTCAACTAAGTCTATATACGTGCGAATCATTGCTCCGCATAACAACGCGAAGCTTTACATCACAGCAGGAGAAGGTCTATGAAAGACTATATTCTTGACAGAGCAAGAGAACCATCAACGTGGCGCGGAGCTATCCTATTCCTGACTGCAATTGGTGTTCCTATTGCTCCGGCTTTGAGTGAAGCTATTGTTACTGCTGGCCTTGGTCTTGCTGGCTTAATTGGTATGCTGACCTCTGACCATCGTGACTAAGATAGACTGGTCAAAGTACCCTAACTTTACCGCTGCGGAGTTTTCGTGCAGTCATTGTGGCGCAAACGAAATAAACGAAAGCTTACTAAGCAAGCTTCAACTACTGCGGAACAAGTACGGAAAACCGATGAAGATAACGTCAGGTTATCGCTGCCCGAAACATCCCATAGAAGCGAAGAAAGCAGCTCCGGGGGCACACTCTACAGGTTTAGCTTGCGACATAGGCGTTAGTGGATCAGAAGCGCATCAAGTCTTATCACTGGCTATGGAGTTAGGCTTTACTGGTATTGGTGTGCAGCAAAAGGGAACAGGAAGATTCATTCATGTTGATCTAACCGTTGGTCAGAATCGACCTACTGTGTGGAGTTACTAATGCCTAAGAATCCTAGTTTAGCTGTAGGCCGTGGTGAGAAGCTTCCAGCAAGCAAAGGCGCTGGATTGACTGCCAAGGGTAGGGCTAAGTACAATCGTGAGACAGGAAGCAATCTGAAGCCTCCTGTCACCACTAGCAAGCCTAGCAAGTCTGAGGCTGGCAGACGGGCATCTTTTTGTGCGCGTATGGGTGGGATTGTTAAGACAGCAAAGAATTCTGAACGTGCTAGAGCATCTATGAGGAGATGGAAATGCCGATGAAACCCGGACTCTATGCCAACATCCACGCCAAGCAAGCTAGAATCAAAGCAGGTAGCGGTGAGAGAATGAGAAAGCCGGGAAGCAAAGGCGCTCCCACGGCTCAAGCATTTATTCGCTCCGCGAAAACAGCCAGTAGAAAAAGCAAAAGATAAGCGCTGTAGCAATACCAGCGCCTACCAATAAGCCACCAATAAACGTAATAATGGTGAACGCTTCCATAGTTATGGTTGCGCCAATAAGTTACGTATCTCAGCAACTGGCATACCTAACTTCTCATGAATAACGAGAATGTGACCAGCACTAACTTTCTTTTTGCCATGACGATACCTGCTAATGTCTGGCTTACTTATCTTTTTATCAAAGAATTCATAAAGCCTTGCATCATTCTTTAGGTTGTTTGTTTCCATGATGTGATCGAACAAAGCAAAGTCTGGTCTTTGTATGTATTTTTCTTCAGTCATGCTGTCTCCTTATGGTGCTGGAATAAGTTTTCCATCAAATGCGTAGGTTCCTATATGCGTCAAACCTACCCACGGTGCTGCATATATCTCGCCACCGTTATCTCTCCATGTCTTACAGAAGTGGTAATCCTCTGACAGCAAGCGTTTAGTCTCTGGCTCAATACTCTCTGTAAAGTATTGGCTAATCTGTTCTGCCCCTATATTTCCAGATAGATCGGTAACGTCATTAACGTACCAAGGAACGATAGGCTTTAGCTTTTCAAACACTTCACGCTTAATCAGCATAAATCCTGTGCCACCATTCCATATCTCTACTGGTTCATTTACTGGAACGGTAACTTCACCTTCATAGTTCTTGAGATTAACCACGAAAGAACCTGTGTGATACTTCAACTGAGTATCAGGCACACCAGACTCTATTGCCTTGCGTACTCCTGCCCAATTGATTTCTTTCTTAGGATAGATACCGCAGATAACATCCTTGTCTGACTCCATCATCTTCAAGAAGTCAGCAGGGTTGAACTGAATGTCTGCATCTATGAACATCAAATGCGTTGCGTCTGACTTCATAAAGCCATGCGCTAGAGCATTCCTGCCGCGAGTAATCAAACTTTCATTGAACATGAATGACATCATGCTCTGTATGTTGTTGTCTCTAAGCAGGTTGTTTAGTTGCAGCAAGCTTTGTGCGTAAAAACCGTAGCATTGGCCTCCGTACATCGGGCTGGCAATAAATATTTTTTTCATTTGTTCATCCTGTAAAACCATTTGTCTGCTCTGCGCTCACAGTTAATGCTGTAACCGTTAGCTCTGAGTTCTGAAATAATGCTATTAACTGCACACACTCCTGCCTTCTGGATAATATCTAGCGTTGTGTATTCCCCTCCCCGCCCCAAAAGATTTGCGACTTTCTGTAATCGTTCAGACTTATCAAACTTTGCAGCATTCACGATATATCCTCCACTCTAATGACGTATCTGCCTTTACTATTCTTGCGCCAGCCATGTACTTCAATTCTTATTCCGGCATCTCTGACTAGCGCAACCGTGGTTGAATCTTGAATTTTCTTTATGCGGTCAGCAACAGCGGAAGCCGTTACTTGTACCGCTAGAACTTCATCCTTACGTATAGCGAGAATGTCGCACCACCCCCACAAGTCCTTCCTTTGTTTAGTAAAAGAATTCCACTTCTCTACAATCTCGCAGTGGTAGCCTTGCTCTCTTAAATACTCAAGGCTTCGTTGTGTGGGTGAGCGACTAGCAGCCATATGTTGTCAAAATGCTAAAATGGGATTTCTTCATCTCTGTGAGGGCTGTACTCTCTTACTGTGCTGCCCTCAGTCGGTTTCTTGTAGTTCGGATCAGGCATGAAGTTATCCTGCGCTAAAGATATAAGCTCACCTACTGGAGTAGGTTTACGCCACCCTGCAAGCTTGACCCACTCACCTTGTTTAATATCTCTGTCAGCAGTAAAGCCGCCTTTAAGGTGAGGTTGTGTATCTGTCTTGCGCTTGTCGTTCGTGAATAGAACGCCCTTACCCGGTCTTTCATTATGGTTCTTCATACTTCCTCCAACGAATTAGCGGCTGCCATTACTTTCATTTTGGTAGGCGCATCTAGTTTATCTATCACTTCACCGTTTGCATCTTTAAGCATCTTTAGCTTTTCGCGTTTAACATCGCTAGTAAGCTTTTGGCTTGCCTTTATTTTGTGAACCATGTCGTGAAAGGAAATCTCCCATTCTGCTAAATCCGTGGATTCGCTGAACGGCTCGTCCATCCCCGGCACGTAGAGAGGCAAAAAAGTCTCACCTTCTTTTCTCTCTTTCGCTTTATTTATTTCCTCAACCACGACTTCCGCTTTGCCCATGTTGACTTCCTGAGTTTGCTTTGGCGGCTCCATGTCCTGTACTTCCTCTGGCGTATAAACACCTGCGACACAGCCGGGATATACGGATCGGATACCTTCTGAAATGCAACGCGCTCTGAGCATAGCTCTAGGATATTTGTGCCATCCAGAACCCGGTTTAACCAAGCCGATATTCTTGCCCATCTCGATAGTCCAAGTGACAGACAAAGACCCACCAGCGGGATGACTAAAAACACCAGTAACTCGCTCATCTGTGTACTCCTTCCATTCCACTTTCCCACCTGCTTGCTGGAACCTAGCCATCATTGCGTCTGCTTTCAAGGCTGGTCGCCCTTGGATAACGTGATAGTCACGCGCAGCTATAGCAGGGTGAGAACCTTCTGCCTGTGCTACTAGCATCAAAGCCATAGCTTCTTCGGCTGTCTTGACGTTGAATAGTCCAGACTTGGCAACTGCTACTGCCATCTTTTCTATATCTTGGTACGGAACTAAGTTACTCATTGTGTCCTCGCTTTCATCATCTCATCTGCATATTCATAAGCTGCTGTACAAACATCATCTTTAGAATCTAAATTAGCATCAGGATTCCACAGTAACGATTGCATAGCTTGTGCTGCAAAATAATCACGCAAGTCCATGCCACGATCAGTATTTGTGGCGAATGCGTCTTGAACTGGAAATGCTTTCATTTAATCCCCTTATTTAAGTAAGAACCTACGTGAACCATTTACTTCAACTACAAACTTTTGATAAACGTCTGGCATAGCTTGTTTAAACAACTCGCTTGAAAACTTCATGCTTGGCTTAGAGTTACGCCACGTTACAAGCGTCTTTCCATCCACGCTAACGAGCGAACCTTTCGCACCCATATATTCCCTAATCTTAACCTCGACTTTCTCTGCTTCTGTCTCAAGCTGCTTGATACGTGCCTTGTACTCTTGAAGAACAACGCAAGCCTGTTCAACCGCGCCTGTTGCAGTTGCGACTTCCTCACTTGAAGTAGGCCAGATAAGCTTGGTTGATTCAACATCACTAGCCTGTGGCTCGGCATTCGATACAACAATGCCCCAAAACTTTGCCATCGCTTTAACAAGCTCATCTTTCATTTCCTGCGTAATGTTGAAGTGGAATGTTCTGAACTTTTGTCCACCAAACAAGACCGCAAGATAAATCTCATCCACGTTATGACAGGCCGCTTCGTGTATGAGTTGCGCCAGATCAGCAGCAGGAACCATGTTTGTTTCTTCGTCGAACTTAGACATAACGCCAGCGTTGTAGTTCTTGCATTCAACGAGTATTCGTCCATCTGCACTGATGTAGTCAAAATGAGATTTAAGCCACGGCTCAGTCTTATGCGAAAGAACATAGTCAGCATCCTTGAGTTCTATGCGGTGCTTCTCTTGAAAGAGTCTGGCAATGGTTGGCTCCATCACCTTACCCATCTGTACTTCTTCCACCTCAGATAGATCAGGCGGCTCCTTCTTTCCCTGTTTAACTAGGATTGCGTCAGCAGCGCGACCGTTAGCTGCTAGTCTGGAATCACCCGACCACCATGCTGCATTACGTACCTCTGGTGCAAAATCATCTGTATTAACGCTTGTCATGTGTTCTTCTCCTTTAGTTTATTTTCTATGGCTTTGGCAATAGTATTAAAAGAACCGCCTGACATACTAAGAAGCTCTTGATGTACTGTTTCTAAATCTTCTTTAGTCAGTCCTACGAATTCTTTCTTTTGCGTACCAATTACTTGTGCGCTTTGTGCAAAACTTTCTGGTACTGCTTTTTTAAATCCAACTCCTAACGCCCAATCCTCTTGTAGCTTTATAGCTGGCAGCGGATTTGTAGTTAAGCCTTGATCTTCTTTTGGCTGCGGCAATCCTGAGTACAAAGGATAACCATCTATCATTGGTTCGCTTAGTTTGGCGCGGAGTAGTTCGATTGCATTGGTAATCCATTCAGGCGTATTGCAGTCGTTTTCCGAATAGAATGGAATTTCCCCTTCCAAGTCATTCAGCACCTGCTGCGCTTCTTCGCGTGT